GATTATTTGATTGTTACAATGACGGACAATGTTTCCCCTGATTTGGTTGGTGAATTCATTGCATTCCTTGATCCCTATCCGTACGGCATCCAAAATTTACAGGAATCCGATCCGATTCCATCCCCATCAGGAATGATTCAATTGTCATCAACACCGATTTACAACGTGTCAAACGTGTTCAATGGATCGGCGCAATTTTATGTTGATTTGTCATCATTGCCCGTTGGAAAATATCAATTGTGTGGTTTGTATCACGTCTAAAAAAACGAAACAATGTCAGTCTATTTTGATTCGTATCAGTTAGGGAATGAGGTTTGGTGCGATGTCAGTGATTCATCGTGTGAATTGGCTGACACGTCATCACGTATCGTTTGCGGTGAAATTGAAATCATTCAATGTGGTGGCGGGATTTGCGACAATGCCGTTGTCAACAATGGATTGGTTTTGTGTGAATGCAATGACACGTGGAATTGTAATTTGTGCGGGAATGATTTGCCTTATTTCAATATAGTAAATCCGGGTGAATCGATGTTTTTCCAATTCCAACAAATCGACACGATGAACGGAAACGATCCAAACGGATCATTCACCTTTGGTTGGGGAACGGGAGGTTTCGTTGATGGATTCATCAAAGATTGTTGCAATGGGGATTATTTGGAAAATGGTGGAATCCCTGTTTCGATCACGGATTACGCAACCAACACGTTTGTCGGTGTGTTCCCGATCACAGATTACACAGGAAACACAACGTGGAAAAACATCCAAATGATTGAAATCGACACCGGGCAATTGTATGTTGATTTGATCGCACAATTCCCAAATGGCAAAGGATGTTTCGTTTTGGAATTTTGTTTCAATTTGGGATTGGCAACGGAATATTGTTTTTGTACAGAACCATACATTTTCAATCCGTGTCCGCTTGAAAAAACAACCATTTTGTTACAAGGTGTTTATCCTGATCGTGATTGTTTTTCATATTACTACGGGACACAACAGGTCGGAAACGGAAACGTTTTTGCATTTCAAAACACATATCGTGTCGAGGGTGCATTCGAACAAACATCATTTGAAATCACAAAGGAATTTGTTGGAACTAAATTGAAAACAACAACATCGCAATTGAATGAAAATTGGATTTTGAAAACGAACCGAATTCCGCAACGTGTCGCAAAACTGATCGCCAATTTGATGAATGCCGAAAACGTTTTCGTTGATGGCATTGAATACGTTGTCGATGGTGAAATCGGAAAAAACAATGAAATCGGAAACCAATGGTTCATTGATGTTCCGTTCCGCAAAGTTGATTGCTCAAAAACATATTCGTGTAAATAAAAAACAAAATGATTGACATCGTTTATTTGAATGATAATTTGTCAAAGATTGACAAACCGAAACATTGGGATGATTGGAATCGTGTTCGTGACACGATGTTTGTTCATACACGTGGACGCAATCCCGGTGAAATACTTACATCCCGAAGACCGAACGAAGATCCCGAAATCCAAAAATATCGTTTGTCTATTTATGAACCGATCACGAAAGGATCGATGAATCGTGCGATCGACAAATTGTATCGGATTTTCGGATCGGCAAATTTTTCAATTCAGGTGTCAGAAGAATTGAATGAATATTTGTCAATGAAAAAATTCGATGGACAATATTTTTATTCCTATGTTCAAAAATACGTTGTCAGGCGAATGATCGAAGATCCCAACGGATATTTGATTTGGATTCCGACAGGTGAAGGTTTGAATGATTCATCGATCAAAGTGGAGGTCAAACCCCTTTTGATTTATTCAAACCAAATAAAATTTGTCGATGATGATGTGATTGTTTGGTTGGATGAAAACGAGCATTCCGAAATTTATGAAAACGGAAAATCAAAACAATCAGGTTTGGTTTATTATTCGTTGACTGAAACAGGATTTTACAAACACATCCAAATCGGAACATCAAAGGAAAAAAGATTTCAGTTGATTCCAATATACGAACACAATTTGGGTGTTGTCCCGGCTATGGTGTTGGGTGGTGATCTAACTGACAACGAATATTTCGAAAGTTATTTTCACGCATTTGTTCCATTTGGAAACGAAGCGATCAGGCAATATTCCGATTGGCAGGGTGTTATGACAACAACCTGTTTTCCGTATCGTGAGGAGGTTGCCGAAACGTGTTCCGCACCGGGTTGTCGTGATGGGGTTTGTTGGAATGAAAAGGATCAGGAACATCATCCGTGTCGTGTTTGCAAAGGAACAGGACGTGTGATAACACGATCCCCATTCGGTGTTTTTCTACGTGAAAAAAACAATTCAATTTTGGATGGCGGTGGATCAGGATCATCCGAACCGATGATTCGTTTCGTGTCACCGCCTGTGGATGTGATTGAATATTCCGGGAATGCATGGCAAACGTTGTTGAAAAAAGCCGAAGAATCATTGCACCTGAACACAATCAACGAAGCACAATCAGGTGTTGCAAAGGAAATCGATCGTGAGGATTCGTTTATGGTGTTGACAAAAATCAGCAACAACATTTTTGATGAAATTATTTTCAAATCGTTGTTGTTCATTGAGGGTTACAGGAATGTAACAAATCCGATGTCACCTGTCATTGTGAAACCGATTTCGTTTTCAATGAAAACCGAAAACGATTTGATTGATGAAATAAATAAATTGAATGATAAAAACGCACCGATTTCGTTTTTGGTTGAAACCACAAAAGATTTGGCACGGAAACGTTTTTCAGGAAACAAGTCGATTGCACGAATGGTTGAAATATTGGTTGTTTACGATCCGATTTATCATATCAACACAAAGGACAAATCAATGATGTTGGCATCCGGGACAATTAAAAAGGATGACATCATCAAATCAATTTATGCATTCAAAGTTTTATCACAAATCGTTGCTGAAAACGGAACGGAATTTTTGGAAAATGAAATGTCAACGATATTTGCTGAAATGGATTCCCGGTTGAATGTGATCGTTGATCAGTACATTCCAAAACAGGTTGTTGATTTGGCGGGTGGTGAACAAATGAATGTCGATGCTGAAATCCAAAAACGTGAAGCCGAAGCCAAAGCGAATTTGAAAGGATCGGTCGGAGGTGTTCAGGGCATCATTGAAATACAACAATCCGTTGCATCGGGTGTCACCGATCCTGAATCAGCGGTTGCGTTGTTGATGGAAATTTATGGATTCAATCAGGACATTGCGACACGTATCATTGGAACACCGAAACCAATTGTTCCTGTCGAACCAAATTTGAACGTCAATGGCTGATGGGTTTTCACGGAAGGTCGATGACATCCTGAAAAAAAAACTGAATGCAATCGACAATGCCGACAACAGGTTCATCGATGGGTTTTCGAATATCGAAAAAACGATTTACGATGCCGTAAGGAAAAAAGTTTTGCAAATGAACGTTGATTCGGGCAAAGCGATTTTTGATGACACGAACGTTCAAATCATCAATGAATTGGATGACATCATTTCGGATGCGATCCAATCATCGAACTACCCGGCAAAGGTGAAGGAATTTTTGCGGTCGTTTGATACGATCAAACAATTCAATTTCGATGCACATCAGGACGTGAATGATTTGTCGGAGGCTGAATTGGAAAAACTGATCAACCCGATGCAAAAACAGGTTGTCGATCAAACGATCGAAGGTTTGACAGGATCGGGGATTTCAACACAATTCACACAACCGATGAAAGAAGGCATTTTCAAAAACATTGTCGGAGGTGCAACGATCACGGATTTGGAATCATATTTGAAACAATTCATTTTGTCGGATGAATTGAGGCTTGGTCAATTCAAAAAATACACGACACAAATTGCACGTGATACGTTGAATCAATTCGATGGACAGGTGAATTCACGGATTGCCGGGGAATTTGGTTTGAATGCCTACAAATATGTAGGTTCATTGATCGATGATTCACGTCCGCAATGTGTTCGTTGGGTCAACAAGGGAACATTGTTGTTGGATGATTTGCCGACTGAAATTTCGTGGGCATATTCGAACGGATCAGGGATGATTCCCGGAACAACCGCTGAAAACTTTGCGGTGTTTCGTGGCGGTTACAATTGCCGACATTCAGCGATTCCATTCAAAATCACAAAATCCCAAATGGAAAAATACAATCGGGATCAGGAACAAAAGGATGAAAAAATTGATGAATTAAAATGGAATCCATCAATGTCAATACAAGATGCAAAAAAATTAACGGAAAATTCAATTTTAAAACAGGATTTTTATCACGTTACAAAAACAACAAATATTGAATCACTAATGAAAAATGGATTTGATTTGAATAACAAATCAGGATTCGGTCGGGTTTGGGGTGATGGTGTTTATTTATCGGATAACAATCAAACATTAGATTTTTATGGAAATGAAAATTCCAAAAAATTAAAAATAAAAGTAAATGTTTCAAATCCTTTAATATTTGAAACAGGTGTTGGTGTAAGTTCAAAAAATCAATTGGATCAAATTAAAAAATTTGGAAGTGAATTTGAAAAAACATTTAATGAAAAATTTGATGAATTAGAAAAAATTTGGTCATCAATATTTGATGAGGGACAAAAAATAAAAGATCAAAATCAAAGGAATGAATATTTTCAAAACAATCCATTGCCAAATCCATATGGTGAAGCATTATCATTCACCGCTAAAAAATATGGTTATGATTCAATGATAATTGTTGATAAAGGCATCAATGAAATTGGATCAGTAACACGAAAAATTGGAGGGAATCAAACAATTGTATTTGATCCAAAAAATATAATCATAATAAAATGAAAACATCCTGTAATAATTGTAAACATTTAAAAATAAATTCATTAACTTGTTTGGCTTTTCCTAATGGAATACCTTGTGAAATTTTAATGTCAGAAGTAAATCACGATAAAAAATTAACAGGACAATCAAATGAAATTGTTTTTGAATTGATTGAAAAAAAGCCAAATTTGAAATCCGAAAATTAAAATTTAATTTTGAAAACGAATCAAACAAAACAAAATGAAACAACAAACAATCCGTGTGATGAATGTCAAAACAGGAAAGGTTTTTGATATTACACAAACCGCAATGGACACATTGAAAAAAAACAAATTGTTTCACAATTATATGGTTGTAAATTCAAAACCCGTTTTGAATGCACCAACAATTGAATCGATTCAACAACCTACAAACGAAAATGAAACAATGGAAACCGAAACAACCGAATCGGAATTCCCCGGATTCACCAATTTCGTTGAATCGGAATCAGGAACACAAATTGAAATGGACAACGAAAAACCCAAACGTAAATATCAAAAACAACCCAAATGAAAAACATTGAAACATTCCTTAAAAAAATCGGTGTCAAATCCGATGTGATTTCAAAACTGACAACCGATGATGAATTGAATGTTGATGAATTCGCACAATCATTCAAATCAAATTTCCGTGACGTAATTGCCAACGATCCCGAATTCATTCAACCGATAAAGGATGAAATCAGGGGAACGGAATTGTCAAAGGTGGAACACAAATTGAAAAAAACATTCGGTTTGTCAGCGGATGAAATAAAGGAAAAAAAATTTGATGACATCCTACAAATCGCACACGACAAATTGAAATTGTCGGGATCATCGACAACCGATGAATTGCAAAACAGGATCATTGAATTGACAAAAGAAAATAAACGTTTGACCGATGAAATCATCCCGGCAAAGGAAAACGAAGCAAAGGAACAAATCAAATCATTCAAAAAGGAATCCGCAATCCGTTCGATTTTGGGATCGAAACAATTGATTGTTTCATCCGAAGTGGTTTTTCCCGCCGTTCAAAATTACATCAACAAACAATTCAACGTTGATTTGAATGATGATGGATCGTTGATTGTTAAAACAAAGGATGGATTGAATCCCCTGAATGATGATGGAACAAAGGTTTTGACATTTGATGAAATTTTGGAAAACCAATTGAAGTCGTTGAACGTAGTAAAGCAAAGTAACGGAACACCCGAACAAAAACAATTGGAACGGAAATCGACATTCACACCTGATTCGAAAACGGAAACGAAATTCAATTTGCCCGGTTTGGATTTGGCAAAACAAAATGCGGAACAAATGAAAAACATCCGCACATTTGGACAATAAAAAAATATTTATATTTGTAGAATGTTAGGGTTGCGGGGGTTTTTGATTGATCCGTGAATCATTCACTAATTCCCGCACCTTAAACCAAACGGAACGGAGGTTCGAAAACTTAAACAGGGGAGGCATCCCAATATGCACCGGGTGAAATTCGAAACCTGATTCGAACAACAATTGATTCATCATTTGTTCGTGTCAGGATTTTTTTTTACTCAAAATTTCAAATCAATTATTAACTAAAAAAATCAAAAATTAAAATGGCATACACTAAAGGATTATGCGAAAAATTACAGGTGAACATCAATGACGTTGCCGGGACAAACGCCCCCGCATTGAATCGCCAAAAAGTAGGTTACATCGATGCATTGATGTCACAGGTGAACAGGTCACAAATGACCGCACAAATGGTTCCGACAAACGGAAAATTCAAACAAGTTCAGGTGAATTGGATCGCACAGGCGTGTGATGCCGATGTGAACACCGATTGCGTTGCTGATTGCACCGCTGATGTAACACCTGAACCAAATGAAACAATCATTTCGGAATTCAATTGTGCGAAATACAAAATGTCATTTGATGAGAACGAAATGCGTAAATTGTGCGAAGCCGACAACGTTTGGGTTTCCCAAAACATTATGAAGTCGATGAACGCAATCAATATGTCTGTTGACAAAGCGGTTTTGGCTTTGGCATCAACAAACATCGGTGACAATGCATCAGGATCGGCTTTGACACAAATTCCGCTTTATACCACATCAGGTTCACCGAATCCGTTGGCTTGGGCGCAAATCCGCCACTATATGGATGAATTGGGCGCAAATGGAACACCTTTGATCGTTGGCGGTTCATCACTTGACATTTACGCAAAGGCACAACAAATCGCTTGTTGCAACACGGAATTCGGAATGGATTTATCACGAATGTCATCCGATGGAATGTTTTTCCACGACATCAACGTGAATTCAGTTTTCAGTCCTACTCAATTCCTTGCATTCGCCCCCGGTGCGGTTCAAATGATCACGTGGAACAAATATGCGGGTGAGTATGCAAAACAAAATGATTCATTCACTCACGGAACAATCGTTGATCCGTTCACCGGGTTGGTTTACGATTTAAAAACGTCTTACGATGATTGTACCGAAAAATGGTTTGTTGAATTGGCTTTGAATTGGGCTTTGTTCTTTATTCCTAAAACATCACTTTGCGTGAATGCCGATAGCAATTTGACATTGTTGTTCGAAGATTGTTCAGCGGGTGCGGTTCAATGTCCATAATCATTTAAACAATTTAAAAAATAAGGAGGTAAAAAATGGCAATATGTAATTCAAATTGCGCCCCCGCACTACCCGCATCATATGCGGGTGGATGCGGAATTGTATCACGTCCCGGAGGGATTCAAAAATTGGTGTTCATCAAATGTGATTACACGTTCACCGACATTACAAGTGTTGCCGAATGGACTGCGGCGGTTGCATCGGATGACGTTGTTTTCAGCGGTTTGATTTTGGGACAAAAACCAAAAGGATCATTCACCAAAAAAAGGATCGCATCCTGTCAACCTGAAGGTGTTGTCGGTGCTGAAAAACAATTGACGTTCCAAGATTACAACACCGACACAATCACCCCCGGTGGTGGTTGTTTGGCTTACGATTTTTGGAACACGATTTTGGCTGAACCATCATCCTATAAATTTGGCTATTATTCATGCGATGGCTATTTTTACGGAGTGATCAACGATTTTCAAATTGAAATCGATGAGGTCATTGAGGACAACAACACCGGGTCAACTTATTTTGATGGAACAATCCTTTGGAATTCCGTCACGATGATTTGCCCTGTGGCGGTTGATTTGTCAGGATTGTAAAATTTGTTTGTTTGTTTGATGTCAAAACGGGGGTCGGTTGTTTGATCCCCGTTTTTTTTTACTTTTACTAAAACAAAAATTGAATGTTAATCAGTCAACACAAATTGAAACAAACCAATGATGAAATTGCAAAAGCGATTGAAACATTTGTTTGGGGAATCGGGACATCATATGATGTTCAGGTTTTGAATGCCGAAAAAAATTCCGTTGAATTTGGGATTCAAAAATTTTCATATCGATACAAATTGAACAATCAAATTCAGGGTGTGATCGAATGGATTGAAAATGAAATGCCCGGAATAAAGGTTGAAAAAAAAGAGGGAAAACGATATGACACATTCGTTTTGTCAAATAAAATGAAGGCATCAAAAACCAAAACCGAAAAACCCGATTTGCCCGTTGATGATCAACCGCAAAACGAAAATGAAACGACAACATAAATTTTTGATTATTCATTGTTCAGCGACACCCGAAGGAAAATCATTCACCGCTGAAACAATTCGCAATTGGCACACCAAACCAAAACCTGTCGGTCGAGGTTGGTCACGTGTCGGATATTCGGATTTGATTTTGTTGGATGGATCACGACACAATTTCGTGAAACATAATGGTGACAAATGGATCGATGAAAACGAAATCACAAATGGTGTTGCGGGAATCAATTCAATATCCCGGCACGTTTGCTATATTGGGGGATTGGATGCCGACAAACGAACACCAAAAAACACAATGACCGAAACACAATCAATGATGCTGACATCGATCATCGCTGAAGTTTTGGCATACAATCCTGATGTATTGATTGCGGGTCACAACCAATTTTCGAACAAAGCCTGTCCATCATTTTTTGTTCCGAATTGGTTGCGTAATCATTGCAAAATAAAAATCAACGAAAAAAACATTTACAATTCCGATCCATATGAGTATTCCAAATTGTCTTGAAAATTACATCGGTGTTAGGTGTTACACACAATCCAAATCCGGATTTTGGATCAACGATTTGGAGGGTTTGAATTTACGTTACGCATCCGACATTGCCGATTCGGATCACGTTTCAGGATTGGAATTCCTGAAATCAAAAATTGAATTCGCCACATCATTGGTATTGAATGAAATTTCGGCGTATTCATTGCCTTATTTCAGGATGAATTCTATCATCGACACAATTGATGTCGGTAAATTTACGACAACGTTTTTGCCTTTGATGAATGCCGATCGTGGTGTTCGTTTGAAAACAAAACAATCCCGGTTGATCAGGATCAGGGTGAATTCAATTGTTGTAAACATACAACAAGCGAATTTCAATCATTCCGTTGAAATTACTGATGGATTGAACACAACATCGTTTCCGTTCACAACTGATGCGAATGGCAATGCTGAATTGTTCCCGGATTATTTTTCGACATCCAATGAAATATTCATCACGATGAATGACACCAATATCAACGTCAATGATTCGGATGTCAAAGAGGGTTGCGGATGTTCATCCAAATCATCACAATATTTGAATGGATCAGGTTGGAACGGGGCGAACAATGCAAATTCAACCTATGGGTTGAATGTCAAAGCGAATTCCGAATGTTCAATTGATGAATTAGGTTGCATCCTTGCGCCAAAATTGGCATTGCCGATCCTTTACAAATCAGGATTGGAGATCATAAAAGAGGCTATCACATCCGATCGTTTGAATTCAATGACGTTGTTGGATTCGGAAAAAACGGAATTTTTGTTTGATATGTTTTCAAAGGAATACGACAAACATTTCAAAATCCTGATCGCATCGATTCCCGAATTGATGAAACGTGTTGATGATTGTTGTATCATTTGCAATCAATCACGATATGTTCAAGGCTTACCTTAAACCAAAAATAAAATGACAAAACAAATCGTTTTAGAAAACAAAGGATGTGGATCGTGTGGAGGCTCTCGCCCACGTCCAACGACAACCCGCCCCATCAAACCGACAACCCGCCCAAAACGTTTTTGAAAATGAAAAAATATTTGTTGCCGAATGAAGTGATCGAGGTTGTGGAATCTATATTGTCATTAAAACTTAAAAATGAAGTATTGATGACAACGTTGATTGGTGGGTTTTCGTTTGGTGCAACGACAGGATTCGTTTCCGATTGGATATTTGATCCCGCAATTTCATTTTATTCATTGATCGGTTTGATCGTTTGTGACAATATCACAGGGATCGTGTTGGCATTTCGCAATGATAAATTCGAAACCCGGAAAGCATTGCGTTTCCTTTGGACAATGTTATCACACACGGCATTGTTGATGTTTGCAACAAATGTTTCAAAGGGATCAGGTGCGTTGATTTGGTTGAACGAAGCGGTGTTCGTGCCGTTGGTTATTGTTTCGATGTTGTCATTGGTGAAAAACCTGTCATTGTTGAAAATGATCAACCCGATATTTGCTGAAATATTCTACAAAAAAATTGATGCATACAAAAATGATATCGTAAAAAAGGATGAAAAACCTGTTGATCCCGTTCGTGTTCCTGATGATGGTTGTTGAATCGGGTTGCATAACCGCACAAAGGTGTGCGGAAAAATTCCCGGAATCAACAAACGTCATCACGACATTCATTGACACAACAATCATCACGACATCGAAATCGTTTGACACGATCATTTCGGTTTTGAATCGTGACACGATTTTCATCGTTGACAAAAACACGGATGTTCGTGTGAAGGTTGTCAGGTTGCCCGGTGATTCAATATTCATTCAACCTGAATGTCCATCGGACACGATCGTTGTCACCAAATGGAAAACCGAAACAACAACACAACGGATCATTCACCTGATGAAAAACGATGGCATTTTTGGATTTTTGGCTATTGCATTGTTTTTGATTTTTCTGATTGCTATTTCAAAACTAATTGATTCAATCAAACGATGATCACACGGGAAAATTTTCAAAACAAGGTTAGACAATTGTCGATTGAAATTGCCAATTACAAAGGAGATTTATTGTTGTTGGGTGGCAAATATTTGGAAGGTGAAATGAAAACCCGCATATTTAACAAGGGTTTGAATTCCGCTGAAACCGCAATCGGTTCATACAAATCAAAGTGGTGGAAAAAAAAGAGGGAAAAAAAAGGAAACCAAATCGGATTCGTTGATTTGGAATTCACATCCGATTTGCGAAATTCAATTCAGGTTGTTCAGGAAAACGATTCGGAAGTTGTTTTGGCGGTGATCAATGATGCTGATTATTTAAAGGCGACAGGTCAGGAAATCATTCAAGCGAAAAAAATCGGTAAAAAGAAAATGGATATTTTCGTTCCATCACAAAACGAAGAAATTGAAACATCCGCTTACATCACGGATCTGTTGAATGAAAAAATTGATGAAATAATCGCACGATTATGATAAAAGATATTTTGAAAGTCCTGATCAATTCGATCAAATCAAAAATGCCTGTGTTGACAAAAGGTGTTGCATTGGCAATCATCGATGATGATGGACGTGTTTTGATCCAAAACGATGATTCAACCGAATATGTTTATTCCGGGATCGGTGACAACCTGATCAATTGGTTTTATATTCGACACCGGGACAATGGCGAAATCCGATTCGAAGAAATTCCAAACAACAAACAATTTGTTTCGTGTTCACAAACGGCAAACGTTTCGGTGTTCGAATTGAGGGTTGTTTGTTGTGTTAAAAATTGGTGTCGATATGAACTTGAAAATTCATTACGTAATGCGATCACATCAACCAAAATCGGGGATTTCACAATCGGAAACCAAATGATCAAAAACATTGAATTCAAACCCGTGCGATCACAGGTCGATTCAATTGCCGTTCTTAAAACGGAAACCGACAAACCAAAACAATTCGACAAAAACCTGATTTTTGTTGCATTGGATTTTGATATATCTTTACAAAATTACTACATTTAAAAACAAATAAAAATGAATTGTGGTTGCTATAAGGAATTAGGGTGTTTTGCGTACAATCAAAACATCGATTTTGGTTTCACAAATCCCTGTCCGGGGGATGCTGATTTCACGTTTCAAATTTGGAACAATGGAACATTTATGGAATCCGTTGTCACATTTGGAACGGGCGATCAAATCGTTTTGCCGTACACATTCAACGAAAATTCGGATGTGATGATCAAAATCAAATTGCCATCGTGTATGGTGTCACAGGGTGTTCATTTTGCAACGTCACCCGATGGGGCGTGCTGTTTCATTGCACACGGGGTTGTTTCAATGTGTGTAAATCCTTAAATGTAAAACAATGGAAGCATTGGAATTTTTTGAAATGTTGTTTGTGGCATTCACATCGGCATTGATCACGTTTTTTTTGGAATTTTGTTTTCGCCCCGGTAACGTTTTCGGAAAATGGATTCCATTCGTTGAAAAAAATTTCAGGGACAATTTGAAAAACCCGTTTCATTTTTTAGCGAATCCTTTGGGGTTGTGTGCATATTGCCAAAACATTTGGATCACATCAGGTGTGTTCCTGATCTACTATTTTGAAATAGGAATTTCAGGTTGGTGGTTTGTTCCGACAACGATGTTTTCACATTTTGCATTGAACGTGTTGGACAAATCATTTTGGAGGGAATGAAGGGGATCAAACAATCATTTGACAGGATCACATCAAAGGTTCAAAACCAAATCAAAGGATGTGTTCAATGTGACAACAATGATTGTTCACGTTGCAAACATTCCAAATTGAATGATCAAAATTCAATTCCCCCAACACCGGGTTGTTGTGATTTGAAGGTTGTTCCGTTTTTCGGATCATTCCTTGAACCGATCACATCAACTGAATTGTCAACACCTCCGTTCATCATTGCCACAACTGATGGTGTTTCAGCGTGTCAGGTGACATTGGAATTTAATGTTTTCAACCCTGATGCAACGTGTGACACCTTTTTAAACATCAACGGAATTGACAATTTCATTCCGACAGGAATTCCAACACAATTTGTTTTGAATGATCAGGATGTCATATTTTTCAAAACAACACATCGTGGTGTTGATTGTGGTGTTGCATTTGCATCGATTTTCAATGTTTCGTGTTCGATCGATTATGGCATTCCTTACGTTGTTAATTTTGGCGATCCATCCTGTGATTTTTGCCCACAATGGAATTTGATTCCAATTGTTCAGGCATCAACAACAATTTTCACAACCGCCAATTTCCCTTTGTTCCCCCCTCCCCCCGTTCAGGGATGGTCATATCAAAACACCACAACACAGGCAATTGATTTGTTAATCAATCCGACAATCATCAATCCCGGTGTGAATGCATTTGCTGAATTGTGGTTGTTGGAAAATGGTGTTCAGGTGCATTTGTTATATGATGGAACAACCTTGTTTCCTGTTACGTGGACATTGGGTGTCGGGCAAATTTTAGGTTTTACACAATCGGCATCAGGTGGATGTTTGGAAACCGAAACATTTATCAACAATGACACGTGTGATATTTTCATCGGTTCACAAATAATGCACAACAATATCAATTGTTAAAATGAAAATTACACGATCGCAAATCGATGGCAAAAAATACGCAACGAAGGTTGATGGAAAAACAATCAATTTCGGTGCATCAGGTTACAAAATAAAACCGGGAACACCCGCCGGGGATGCATATTGCGCCCGATCATCAGGGATCAAAGGTGCGAATGACAAGTCAACACCCAATTATTGGGCACGTCAGTTGTGGTCGTGTGAGGGAAAAAAATCCGTGAGTAAAAAACCTTTTTTCGGGAAAGTAAAATTGCCGTAAAAGTCCGTTAAACCAATTATATTTTTCCCCCAAAACCCTGATCATTCAGGGTTTTTTTGTTGTTAATTGCCTGAAAATGGGTGTTTTTGTGAATCTCTAATTGATTCAAAATCAATACATTCAAACAAATGTTGAAAATAGTTTTCAACAATTGTTGTATGTATCAAAATCATTTGTAGTTTTGCCCTATCAAATTCAAACAAACAATTTAAAACCAAAAACAATGACAACTAAAATCAACATCAACATTGAGAATCTCAATTCTACCATTAACAATTTAATATCTAATGGATTTGAAGAGTATTTAAATACTTGGGAAAAGTGGACTGCATACGATGAAAAAGATATGAATCACATTATAATGAATTGCACAAAAGGTGAGTATGATGGATGGGTTTGTGACATTTATTTTAATGAAAAAAATAAAAGTGCTTGGCTAACCTATTCCAAACAATATTAAATCCAACAGGGGGCGGTGATCCCGCCCCCATAATCAAACATCAAAAACCAAAACAATGAAAACAAAAACATTTGATTTCGGATTGACATCCGAATTGACCGGGAAAAGAAAATCAACAACGTTCAACCAACGTGTTCAGCAATTCAGACAAATGAAATCGTTGTTGCTACGGGTGAATGAAATGATGGATCAGGATGATGTCGATTTGATGGATTCAATGATCCTGAAATCCGACATTGAACATTTGTTGAACCAATTAAAAAACAAAAAATGAAAAAGGATTCAATTGTTTTCAATCAGGACTGCATGGACGTAATGAATCGGTATGCCGACAAGCACTTTGATTTGGCAATCGTTGATCCGCCGTATGGGATAAATATCAATGAAAACATGGGCAGAAGAAAAAATCAAAAACATAGTGGACACAAAAAAGCGTATTGGGACAAATCAATTCCTGATCACGAATATTTTATTGAATTATTTCGTATTTCAAAAAATCAAATAATTTGGGGAGGTAATTATATGATAACATATTTGTTTCCATCCTCATGTTGGTTGATGTGGGACAAAGGTTTTTCAGAGGAAATTACATTTTCTCAATTTGAATTGGCTTGGACATCTTTTAAAAGTTCCGCAAAAAAATTTAATTTTAATTCCGCAAATAATATAGATAAAATCCACCCAACACAAAAGCCAATCAAACTATACGAATGGATTTTGAAACATTATGCGAATGAAAATGACAAAATTTTTGATTCGCATTTGGGTAGTGGAAGCAGTCGCATCGCTTGTTACAAAAACGGATTTGATTTTGTCGGTTGCGAAATCGATAAAGACTATTTTGAAGCACAGGAAAAACGATTCAATGAATTCAAATCACAATTAACATTGTTTTGATGAAAAAGGATTCAATTATATTCAATGAAGATTGTATGGAAGTTATGAAACGATATCCCGAAAATCACTTTGATTTGGCAATATGCGACCCGCCTTATGGAATTGATTATTTGCATCAAGGATCGAGAATTAAAAAATTTGGATTTAAAAATTGGGAAAAAAAAGATTGGGACAAATCAATTCCTGATCACGAATATTTTATTGAATTATTTCGTATTTCAAAAAATCAAATAATTTGGGGCGGGAATTATTTTACAAAATATTTATTTCCTTCACAGGGTTGGATTTTTTGGTTTAAACAAAAGGGGATGACATTTGCAGATGGTGAATTGGCTTGGACATCATTTGATAGGGCGACACGTCAATATGATTTAAGCGGAATGGGTGGAAACAAAAGAATTCATCCAACACAAAAACCGATTAAACTTTATGAATGGATTTTGAAAAATTATGCAAACGAAGATGACAAAATTTTTGATTCGCATTTGGGTAGTGGAAGCAGTCGCATTGCCTGTTACAAAAACGGATTTGACTTTGTCGGTTGCGAAATCGACAAAGACTATTTTGAAGCACAGGAAAAAAGATTCAATGAATTTAAATCACAATTGACATTGTTTTAACCAATTAAACAAATAATAAAATGCACGAAATCATTATTTACCAAAACAAGGTTGGCGAATCAGGAAAACTGATCGTGTCAAAATTTCACTCCGAACCAATCAAATCAATTGATGACGCACGTGACATCCTGATCCGGGAATTTGAATCGTTGAATCCCGGTGTCACGATCCATCAACCGAACGGATCGATCAAAAACGTTGATGGCTTAACGATCTACCGAAAAAATGACAGGCGGATCGGAAACGATGATTGTTGGTTGTCATTTGATATCGTAGAACGGAACGATGAACCAAAACCGATTGACACGATCACAACCGATGAATTGGTGATCGATTCGTTTGTGTATGCAACCAAAAACCTGATCAAATGGATGCCGACATTCAAGGATCGTTTGAGCAAATCCGAATTCGAAATGTTCAAAGATATGATGTCCGATTTTTACGATGCAATGAACCTGAATGATCGCACCCGGATGAAATGAAAAACGGGAACAAAAATCGTTCCCGCTTCCCAAAATGCCCAAACAAAAAAGCCACAACAATGATAATGACAAAAAATAAAAATCAACCAATTGAATCAACAAAATTTTCCGACATCAAAAACGAATTGATGCCGATTGAAATCCAATATTTGACAAATCGTTTTCAAAAATGTTTCCCGGCAAATGATCAAATCAATTCCCTGATCGACATTCAATCGATCGATGATTTGATCAGGTTTTTGAAAAAACAAAACGAAACATCACAATCCGCTGAAATCATCAACACAATTTTAATCGCAAAATTCAAATCACTATCAAAATGAATCAAACAACAACAATCATTGAATCGATCAAAGGTGGATCGGTTCAATTGAACAAAGCGAATGTCGAGCAATTAGCCAATCAAATTTTGTTCGAATTCAAAACAGGCAACAAAAATCCGTTCGACTATTTATCGGAATTGGAATTCATCGCACAGGCGGTTGAAATTGCCAAATCCCAAATGCGGGAATCCCTGATCAATGAATTGGAAAAACATCCCGATGCCAAACAAGGCATCAAACGAAATGGTGTTCAATTCAAATTAAAGGAATCCGGGGTGCGATATGATTTCAGCAATACCGAAAAATGGATGATCCTGAAATCGGAATGTGATGAAATGCAATCAAATTTGAAACAAATTGAAACCGAATTGAAATCATTGAAATCATCCCGGACAATGGTAGATGAAACGACAGGTGAGGTTTTCGAAATTCATCCCCCGGTTAAATCATCCAAAACAACAATCGAAATCAAATTGCCAAAATAATTTCAAAAATATTTGACTGAAACAAAAATTCATTTAATTTTACCAAACATCAAACAATTTTAAAACAACAAAACAATGTCAAACATCCAAACAAATCAGGCATCCGTTGATGCCAACAAAATCAAAACTTATTTGCAAACAATGAACCTGACAACGAATTTGACTAATTCGGAGGTGCAACAATTCATTGAAATTGCACAGGCATTCGGTTTGAATCCGTTCAAACGTGAAATTTACGCATCCAAATTCGGACAATCATTTTCGATCATTGTAGGGTTTGAAACGTACGTCAAACGTGCTGAACGTTCAGGTCGATTGTCCGGGTGGCACGTCACCACATCAGGATCGATCATTGATCCTAAAACATCCGACATCAAAGCCACGATCACGATCCATCGTAAAGATTGGGAACACCCGTTCGTTCACGAAGTCTATTTCAGGGAATACGTTCAATGCAACCGGGAAGGTCAGGTCAACAAATTTTGGCGGGAAAAACCCCTGACAATGATCAAAAAGGTGGCAATCGCACAGGGATTCCGATTGTGTTTTTCGGATGAATTAGGGGGGATGCCGTACACCGCCGATGAAATCAATTCCGACATCCAAATCGTCAACGTCCCGGTTGAACCAAAATCAATTGAGGTTGCACAAACACAACCAATGTCACCTGAACCCGCTAAACGTGGACGCAAACCAAAAGTGCAAACAGAACCTGTGGAACGTACACAAAACGACAATCCAATGATTTTTGACGTGTTGCCGATGATCACGAATTCCAATTCGTTGGATGAACTGAAAATGATTTACAACACTTATCCGGGATTACAAAAATCGGATGAATTCATTTCGGCTTTGCGTCAACGGCGGTTGGAATTGGAGGCTATCGCATCGATGGAAAATGAAACGGAATCGGAACAGGAACAGGAATCCGATGATGACGTGATTCAACCAAATTTGTTCAATTGATTTGATTTGTGGGGGTGTCAAACCCGGCATCCCCACATTTACGAAAACTTACGAAATCATTACTAAAAGTTACTAAAATGGCGAAAATATCACAATGCGAATTCGATGCAAAGGCACACGAATTGTTCGAACAATATCACATCGAAATGATCGATCAGGTCAGGTTTTTGGATGTCGATGTCACCGATCCCGCAATGGATCATCAAATCAAATGGATGGCGAAAATGTTTGCGGTCAAATCCTGTGAATTGATGCTTGAATACTGCGACACATTAGCCGAATTTTATTGGAACAATGTCATCAAATCAATTTACAATATCGGAAAACAAAACAATTTAAAACAAACCCAAAATGAACCAAATCAAAACTGAAATCAAACAAAAATTCGGAACGATCGCAATGTTCCAAAATGTTGCCCAAATTAACAAAAACCAAATGATCGCATTTTTGCACAATCGGATGTCATCAACAACACGTGATCAATTCGAACGTGTGATCCGTGAAAAAATCGACACGTTGTCACCGGGATTCGTGCCGACAAACATTGTCACCGATCAGGAACGTGAAATGATCCGACAATTCATTGCGATCAATTACAAATCAATCCGTTCCTTTTGCAAATCGCATCCTGAATTTTCGGTGACATTTGTTTCCAATATCATCACAGGTCGCAAAAAAACAAAGGAAAAAAGATGGTTTTCGTTGTTGGCATCATTTCAAAACGAAGCAAAAGCACAGGTTGAGGTTAACCAAAATTGAACCAAAACGTCAACCAAACAATCAACCAAAATGAAAGCAAAATCAAAGCAAAAGTTAAACGGACGCAATAAAGCACCCGCCTTCCAATTCTACGCAATGGATTGGTTGACTGATCCTTCATTGCGTTTGTGTTCCCCGGAAACACGTGGTGTTTGGATCGATTTATTGTGTTGGATGTTCCTGTCAAACGAACCCGGATTCCTTATCATCAATGGTCAACCTTTGGATGCAAATTCATTGAAACAATTCGTGAATTGTGATCAAAAATCATTCGAAAAAATATGGTCGGAATTGACAAAATTCGGGATCATCAAATTGGATGAACGGGGTGTGTACTATTCAAAGAGAATGGTTGAGGATGAACGCATTCGACAAATTAGAAGGGATTGCGGATCGTTGGGAGGTAATCCAAAATTGCAACCAAAACGTGAACCAAAAGTCAAAAATTTGGATAAGCAAGACCTTAAGCAAAATTCAACCCCTTCATCTTCATCTTCTAATATTATAAATAATGATAAATCATTATTAAATAATAAAAAGGAAAATGATGATTGGTTTCATCCGATTGCATCCTTTGTTGAAATGAATTGTCCTAACGTCCAAAAATTGAAAAAACAATTGACGTTGGAACAATGCTTTGAATTGGATGAAAAATTCGGATTTGAGAAAACAACGGAAACCCTGTCAGCAATGGAAAATTTCAAGTCGTTGGGGGCAAAGTACGTTTCCGTGCATTTAACCGCTTTAAATTGGCTAAAAAGGGCAAAAAATGACAACACTGCAAACAACAAACAACCCGGAATTGGAAAACCTGATTTCACGGATGCCATCAGTAAGTTTTAAACAAGGCGAAATCATCCGGGCATTCCATCAACCAAAAATCCGAAACATCGATTCCGATGAACCAATCAAACAGGTGTTGCGATACGTGTTCACCCTGATCGGATTGAAGGCTGAAAACATCCCCAACGAAATTCAAAAATCGGTTTTGATCAATTTCATCCAAAACGATTTGAAACAATTTTCGGTCGATGACATCAAAATTGCGTTTCACCTTTTATTGAAAAACGAATTGGATTGCGATCCGAATCACTACCAATCATTTTCAGCATTGTATTTGTCCAACGTGATGAATGCCTATCAAAAACACCGATTTGAAACAATCAGGGAATTTCAAAAAAAACAAAACGAAATGAAACAAAAGGAATTGGAAAATGAATTGAGCGATCAGGAAAAATTGGAACGTCATCAACGTTTTGTTCGAAATTGCATCATTCAACCCTTCAAATTTTATTTGAAAACAGGTGAAATCACATTCGGTTTGATCCCGCATTCCGTGATTTATGAATCATTAACCGAAAAACTGAATGTTTTCAAATTGTCCGATGCCGACAAAAACACGATTTACAAAATGGCAATCGATCAAATCGATCAGGAATCAAAAAAAATCGCATTCAACCCCGATGACAATAAAAAATTACAGGATGTTAGGGATCTGATAAAATTGAAAGGGATTGAAATCGCAATGAAAAACGAAATCATTGCCCGATGTCACAAAATATCCGTGATCAAGTTTTTCGAATCCTGTAAAACAAACAATGTGGATTTGGAATCCATCATTGAAAAAAAACTAAATTCACAAAAAATTGAATCCATCAAATGACAACAAAAACAAAATTCGGAATGATTTTCGCAACCCCGGTGTTCATTGTTTTACTGATAGCATCATTCATCCTGTCGATGTCGTTTGCGTTGATTGCCTTGTTTAATGATCTAACCGGGACAAAATTGGCATTGGATCATTTGCTGAATGAATCAAAACGATTTCAAAAACGAATGAAATTCCGAAAATCATTATCAAAAATCGATCAACAAACAATCAAAAAATGAAACAAACCGCAGTTGAATGGTTGGTGCGAACACTTAATGAAAATATAGAATTTATACCATTAGACAAATGGGATGAAATTAGAGATGTTGTCCAACAAGCCCTCGCAATGGAGAAAGAGCAGATTAAAGAAGCAATGAATGTTGGATTCAGTCAAGGATTTGCCATTGAATATAATGATGCTGAACATTACTACAATGAAACCTATAAAAAATGAAACCGACAATCGATCAAAAAATCGCAAACCTGAAAAACGGAATCAATCAAATCGATATCCAAATCAAAAACGTCACACAAATGATTGGAACGTTGCAAATGCAATTGGAAATGCTAAAGAACAACAAAAATTCAATGAAAGAACAATTGAATCAAAAACAAATACAAAAGTGATGGAATATTTCGCAATGTTTTGGATCACGTCAATTTGTGTCGGTGTCTTATTATTTGCAATCAATAAATTCAACAAAAACGATGATCACAAATTTTGATGATTACACAATTGAATTAAATCAGGATGAATTGAAAATTGTTCCAATCATCGTTGATCGCTTTACAAAATGGAAAGGTTCAAAATATATTGTCACCAATCCACAAATCGTTTCAGGATTGGAACGAAATTTCAAAATCAAAATAACCGAACCACGGATTCGAAAAATCATTCAATACATTCGCATTGAAAATTTAGTTCCGGGATTGATCGCAACATCAAAAGGTTACTACACAACCGATGACATCAATGAATTGGAACAATGGATTGAAACAATGAAACAACGTGAAAATGCAATCAGGGAATCCCGGACATCAATTGAGCAATATTTAAACAACCTGAAAAATGGACATTCAAAATTCAATCAACGAAATCAATCACAAATTGAATTTGATATTTGATCAAATGGAATCCGACATCGCAAACGATCAGTCAATTGGATTACACGAATTTCACTATCGATTCAATGAAATACAATTCGCACGTGATGATTTTAAAAATGCGGTTGAAATTGTCGCATTCCTTTTGACCTTTGATGATGATCCCGATGAAATCGAACCGAATTGTTGAACGTGAATTTTCCCGGATCGCATTGGAATTCTACACAATCACAACCGCATTTGAGGCACGTTGCTATTCAAATAATTTTGCAAATGAAAATGAATTCTTGAATATTATCGAAAAATTCAACGATATTTGGTTGCGGTTTTGTTCACATTGGTCATCATTCGATCATTCCGTGAATCCAAATCCATTTGCATTTCAAAATTATTTGGCTGATCCATTTCACGTGAAAATATACAATGAATAAACGTGCAAAAAATAGTGAACCAAAACATTCAACGAAACGATCCGAATCGGAAAAATCCGAATTGGTGAAACGGATTTGTGATCACTATCAACAACACAATCAAACGATCGAATCGGTGTGTGATGCATTCGGAATCACGTATCGAACATTCGTTATTTGGTGCAATGACAATTCAGATTTTGCAGATGCTTATAAAAAGGCAAAGGAATTTGGAACACAGGTTCGAAAGGATTTGTTGCGTGAAAAGGCAACACACGGAATTGAATTGTTGATCGATGGATTTCACGTCACCGAATCCGAAGTTGATGAAATGTTCGACAAACGTGGCAACCTGATCGGAAAACGTGTTCGAACAAAAAAACGATTTGTCGCACCAAACCCGACTGCAATCATTTTCGCCCTGAAAAATTGTGATCCGAAAAATTGGAACGATCAGGTCACGATTGAATTGGAAGGTGATGATCAGGTTTTCAAAATAGGTGATCAAACAATCAATTTCAAATGAAACATACAAACACAAACAAAACCGAAACACCTGAATTCGATTGGACAAAAAACGAATATTCGATGAATGATCCATCCCCATATTTCAATCCTTTGGAAAAAATGAAATTGAGGCGAAAAAAATCCATCGTGAAAATCATTTTGCATTTCATTTCGTTAACGATTTGGGCAATTGGTTTGATCGTTTCAATCAAATATATTTTCAGCCTGTTTTGAATCAAAAAATAATATTTGAACCGCATCCCAAACAAAAGGAATTCATTGAGGCGGTGTTTAGTAATCGCTACAAATATTTATTGTTTGGTGGATCAGCCGGGGGCGGAAAATCATTCGTGTCGTTGGCAACGTTGTTGTTGTTGGCACGTGTGTTCCCCGGATCAAAATCATTCGTGATCCGTGAATCGTTGCCTACATTAAAACGGACAACGATCCCATCGTTTTTCAAATTGTGTCCAAAATCATTCATCCGCAATTACAATCAAACGGATCAGGTTGTCAAATTCAAAAACGGATCATCGTTGACGTTTTTCCCGGAAAACTATGTGATGGACAAAAACCTGACACGATTTGATGGAATCGAAGCGAATTTTTTTTTGTTGGAGGAATCACAGGAGATACAACAAAAGACATTCGAAAAATGCAAATTGAGGGCGGGGCGAAACATCATTCCGGGAATGGAGGTTCAGCCGATGCCGTTGATCCTTTGCACGTGCAACCCATCACAAAATTGGACAAAAGAGGTGTTCCACAATCCGTTTGTCAAAGGTGAATTGTCATCCGATTATTTTTATTTGCAATCCCTGATGCGGGACAATCCATCGTTGCCACAAACCTATTTGGATGGATTGCAAAATTTGGATGAAATCACACGACAAATATTTGTGGAGGGCAATTGGGATGTGATCGATGTCGAACGTCCGTTTGCATACGCATTCAACCGATCCAAAACGATTCAACCGAATTTGCAAATTGAACGGAATGAACCGATCATCCTGTCATTTGATTTCAACGTTGATCCGATCACGTGCATTGCGGGACAATCATTCAAAGGTCGGATCAGGATATTGAAGGAATTCAGGTTGCGGAATTCGGACATTTTCAAATTGTGTGAAGTGATCAAAACGACATTCGGATCGAATTGGTTTTTGATCACCGGGGATGCATCAGGATCGAACCGATCAGCGATGACACAGGGTGCATCGAACTATTATCAAATCATTATGCGGGAATTAGACGTTCCCAAAACCGCATTCCGTGTTCCATCATTCAACCCATCGATCAGGAATTCACGTGTGTTGCTGAATTCGTTGTTGGAACGGCACATCGATTTTCAAATCGATTCATCGTGTCAATGGTTGATCAACGATTTACAAATGGTTCAAACGGATGAAAATGGTGAAATCGACAAAACAAAGGACAAATCGATCACTCACCTTTTAGATTGTTTGCGATATTATTTGTGGACGTTTCACCGGGATTTTGTCAAATTGCTGAAATGATTACTTTTGTTTGAAACAATAAACATTGAAACGATGCCGAAAAAATTGGAACGTTGCGTCACGGACGTGATGAAACAAGGGAAAAACAAATCATCCGCCTATGCTATTTGCACGGCATCGTTGCAAAAGGCGGGAGTAATAAAAAAGGCAACAACCAAAAAAAAATAAACGATGCCGAATTACATCAATCCGACACCGAATCCCAATTTGCCTCTTTATCCGACAATTCAGGAATTGTCCTATTTGCAAGGTGCGGTCAGTAACATTCAGGAACAAATCGATGATTTGTCGAATGGTGGTGGTGGTGGTGGTGGCGGTGTCACCACAGGGGATTTGACTGAAGCCACATCAAACGTTTTGACAATCGTTGGCGGGACTGATGCGGTTGTTGGATCAGGAACATCGATTCAAGTAAAGAAAGCCACAGGATCAATTGATGGATATTTATCATCAACGGATTTCAATACGTTCAACGGCAAACAGGATTCGTTGGTAAGCGGATCGAATATCAAAACGATCAATTCGAATTCAATTGTTGGATCAGGAAACGTGGCGGTTCAGGACGTGTTGGTTTCCGGGACAAACATCAAAACAATCAATGCAACATCCGTGTTGGGATCAGGAAATTTTGATTTACAGGACAAATTGATTTCAGGAACGAACATCAAATCCATCAATTCAAATTCGTTGTTGGGATCAGGGGATTTGCCCGTTCAGGATGTTTTGGTTTCGGGAACAAATATCAAAACGATCAACGGCAATTCATTGTTGGGATCAGGGGATGTTTCAACGTTGGGTTACACATTACAGGTTCAGGCATTGACAAGTTCACCCGCTGATGGGGCAACGATTTATTTCGGCAATTTGCCTAAAGCACCAACAACGACCGCAAACATTTCAAAGGTTTACATCCCTAAAGCGGGAACAATCAAACGTGTTGAAATTTATTGCTATTCCGGGACTGCGGGAACAAATCAATCGTGGTCAGGTTACATTCGTTTAAACAATACAACCGACACGTTGATTGCAACGTTGGCGGTCGCAACGTCCGAACGTATATTTTCAAACGCATCATTGAACATTGCCGTTGTTGCGGGTGATTATTTCGAAATGAAATTCATCAACCCAACGTGGGCAACAAATCCGTTGACAACGATTTTCGGTGGCTACATTTACATTGAATAAACATCAAACAAAAAACAATATGTTTTGGAACAAACAAAAAAAGCAAAGCACAAACAAACGTGAACGTCAAATTGCGGTGAATAAAATATACACCGACAAATTCGGAAACGATTGGTTTGAATACATCAACAACCTGACAATCCCGGCACGAAGGACAATCAATGCGGAAGTTGCAACACGATTTGCTGAAATGAATTTGACAAAATCCGAATTGATGATCCTGATTGAAGCGATGAAAAAAAACGCAAACACCGGGAACATCGTTGAATTGTTTTCGGTTTTGTCCGAAATTGAATTCAGGTTGAATTTCATTGGCGAAGAAAAAACATTGATGGAATTGGCGGTGTGTTATTTCATTATTGATGGCGAAGATGAAACGCAATTCAGCGATGAATGGCAAAACAAAAAACGTGACATCCTGAATGCCGATTCCGATGCAAAGGATTTTTTTTTGCAAAAGGCATTCGAACGCACAATTCAATTTGGGAATACATCCGACACCGATATAATAAACTTTTTACGGAAGGCAAAAACGGAAAACGAAAGGTTAAATCAATATTTGCAAACGTTGAAATCGGAAAATACATTGATGATATAAACACTTTAAACCAATTGATTTGTGATTCAAAGCCAAGTGAAATGAAGGTGTTGGAAAATTTGTCGGTGGATGAATACTATCAAACGATCACAACGTGGATGAAAATCATTGAAGAAAAAAACAAATCGGTTGACAGGGGATCGGATCACGATGATGAAAAACCTGTGACACGAAAAAAGATATCATCAAAAAAATAAATTAAAACAATGGCAACGAAAAACGTCCTGTTTAAAATACAAGCCGACACCGGGCAATTGCGAAGGGAATTGGATGCGGTTCAAAAAGAATTGGCGCAAATTAACAATTCAACAAAACAGGCGGAACAATCGCTGACATCATTCGGTTCATTGTTACGACAGGCGGGTGCGACATTGGCAACACTTGGAGTCGGTCAGGGGTTGTTGACATTCGCACAATCCGCATTCACGGCAACCGCTGAATTGGAAAAACTGCAAATATCATTCACCACATTTTTGGGATCATCGGATCGGGCAAAAGAGGTTTTGAAATCATTGGAGGAATTCGCAATTTCAACACCTTTTGAAACCGAACAAGTGACAAGGGCGGGACGTGCGTTGTTGGCATTCGGTGTTCCTGTTAATGAACTGCAATCAACGTTGCGAACGTTGGGTGACATTAGTGCCGGGACAGGAAAGGATTTCAACGAACTTGCAACGATATTCGGCAAAGCGAAAACACAAGGGATTGTTCAGGGCGAAGAACTGAACCAATTGGCTGAAGCGGGTGTTCCGATTTATGGAAAATTAGCGGAGGTTTTGAACATTGCCGAAGCGGATGTTCGCAAATTCGGTGAACAAGGCAAAATCAGTTTTTTGGATTTGCAACAGGCTTTGAAATTGCTGACAACCGAAGGTGAAAAAGGATCGTTTTTCGGTTTGACAAATGAATTGTCGCAATCGTTGACAGGTCGATTGGCAACGTTAAAAGATGAATTCACATTTTTGGCACGTGATATCGGCACGGCATTGAAACCGACATTGGAATCCGTGATTGAAGGTTTGTTCCAATTCATTCAGGTAATCCGACAAATCCCGGCATTCATTCAGGAAAATGCAACAACGTTGAAAATTTTGGCGGGTGCAATCACGTTTGTCACAATCCAACAACGATTGCAAAATCAATTTTGGATTTTGGCACGTGGTTACATAACCGCAAAAAACATTGTTGATCGTGTTTCCATAGGATTGGAAAACGCAAAGGGTCGTGCAATCGCATTCGTGAACGGGGTGCAACGATCAGCAACGGCGGGAACAATACTGCAAACAACGGCAACCACAGGTTTGAATATTGCCACACGATTGGTTACTGCGTCCACACGTGCATTTTCAGCGGTGTTAAGGGCAAACCCGATTGGATTGTTGGTTTCCGGGTTGGCATTGGCAACGTCATTGTTGATTGATTTCGGTGATGCAACCGCCGAAGCGACTGAAGCGGAAAACGAACGTTTTGATTTGGCAAAATCACGTGAACAACAAAAACTAAAGGAAAACGATTTGATCGATCAGGAACGTGCCAAATTGGATTTGTTGATCAACCAAATCCGTAAGTCTAACAACGGATCAACGGAACGGAATCGATTGATTAAGGAATTGAATGACAACTACGGGACAACGTTGAAAAATTTGGATGATGAAAAAAAGTTTCAGGAGGCGGTAAACAATGAAACCGCAAAAGCGATTGCATTGATTGAAAACAAAGCGAAGGCACGTGCGATAGAGGAAACGTTGGTTGAACTTTACAAAAAACAAAGTGAATTGCAACAAAGGGTTGCTAAAAACGCAAAGGTGATAGGTGATGAACAAAAGAACATCAACGATCGACAATTAACCGATTTGCAGGATATCAACCCGGCAATTCAAAATCAAATAAAAAACCAAAACCTTTTGGTTAAAACATTAGGGAAGGTTCAAAATGGTGTTGATCAGGATTTGCTTGAATTGAATGATTTGAATAAAAGGATTGAACAATTGTTGAATGAAGGTGCATCATTAAAAGCACCTGAAATAAAAATCCCTGATGGAACGGATTCCAAAACCGCTGATCAAATCAAAACATTGTTCAACAATTTACAGGAAAAAATCAATTCATTGCGATTGGATATCCGGGAACAAGCGATCACATTCACCGATCCCGAATCATTCAACGAAGCACAACAACAGGTGAATGATTTGTATGCATTGAAACAAAAACGTGCCGATGCCGACATCGATCGTGAAATTGAAAATGCACGTCAACAGGGAACGTTGACTGCGGGTGTTCAGGCGCAATTTGATGAATTGAAACGATTGACCGCAATAAAGATTCAACAGGATCAGGAAAAAGAAATTTTCAAAATCAAAAGGGATTATGATCAACGTGATTTGAAATCACAATTGGAGATTGGAAAAATCGCATCCGAACAACGAATATTGGATGAACAAATCATTCAGGAAAAATTGGCAACCGAACGTGACAAATTGAATGAACGTTTGTCAAAGGCAACAACAAAAAAGGAACGTGATTCGATATTGAAACAATTGAATGAAAATAAATTGTTGACAATCGATTCGTTGAAACGTGAATCCAATGAACGCATTTTGCAAATCGAAACCAATGCAAAAGCGGAAAAAAACGTCAAAGGAAAAACCGCATTGGAGATTAAAGCGATCGAGGATCAAGCAACATTGGACGTTTTAAAAGAGAAAAAAGAAACACAGGATAAGATCGACAAAATCAATGTCGATGGGGCGAAAACCGCAACCGATGCAAGTAAAAAGGCAAACGAAGAAATTTTGCAAGGTTACGAGGACGTGACAAAGGAAACGTTGGCATTGATCAATTCCGTGATTGATGCACAAATCAAACAAACGGAGGTTGCAATATCATCACAGGAAAAACGGGTTGAACGTGCAAAGGAAATTGCGGAAAAAGGGAATGCTGAATTGTTGCAATTGGAAGAAGAACGATTGGATAAATTGAACCGCCAACGTGCGAATTTCGTTCGACAACAACAGGCATTGGCATTCGTTGAATTGGCATTCAATTCAGCATTGGCAATTGCAAAATCCGCACGTGATGGCGGTGCATTAGCACCATTCACGATTGCATCGACAATCATTGCGTTGACTGCGGGATTCATCAAAGCCCGTGCATTGGCGCAATCAGCGGGTGGTGGTTTTGCCGAAGGTGGATTCACAGGGGATGGCGGAAAATATGAACCCGCCGGGATTGTCCACAAAGGCGAATTCGTTTTCACAAAAGAGAAAACCGCAAAATATAGGTCGTTGTTTGAGGACATCCACAAAGGTCGTGATCCATTCATCACAAAGGGAATGTCATCAAAGGTGTTGGTTGTTCAAAACGCCGGGATGGATGAAAAACTGACACGGATTGAAAAGGCAATCCGGGAACAAAAGGGAATGTCGTTGTCGATCGATGAACGTGGCATTCACGGGATCGTGTCAACATTGCAATATAAACAAAACCGAATCCGAAACAAGGCACGATAAAAAAGGAAACCGATGTCAACAATGAAAATTGAATTGAACGGAACGTTGATCACAGGTCGGATCGATGGCGTTGATAATTTCAACGTAACGATTCGAAGGTCGGATGAATCAGGTCGATTGGCGAAATCGTTTTCATCCGAATTGACGTTTTACGATGACGGATATCAGGTTTTGAAAACGATCCTGATTGATGATCCGACAGGGTTTTCCAAAAAAGTACAAATCACAATTTGGGATGATTGTTGCAAAGGGAATCCCGTGTTTGATGGATTCATTTTCGGGGATGCAATCGATTGGTGTGAACCCGGTTGTTTCATAACGGCAAACGTTGTCGAGGATGACGCACAAATAAATTGTTTGAAATCAACGATCATTTGGGATGATTGGAACGGATTTTCATCAGTCAAACAACATCCAATCATTCGGTATTGCATTGAATCACGTCCTGAATTTTTTCAATATGTTTTGATTTTTTTGACTGCGATTTTGAATTATATGTTTTTCGGAATCCTGATTGGTATATTGACAACATTGATTCCGATCATTGCGATCATTTATCTAATTTGTCAGGTTATTGATTTCATTTGCGACATTCCGTTGATTGATTGTGATCCGCCAAATTGCAACACCCCGTTCACAAACCCGGTGACGTTGATCAACAACGTTTTTCAAATTTATGGTCAATTGAATGAATTGTTGATCCCTTGCGGACGTTTTCACCCATCCCCCTATGTTCGTGATTACATCAAAAACGTTTGTGACAAATGCGGATTGACGTTTCAATCATCCATCCTGAACAATCCATCATCGCCATATTTCAATTTGGTGATGGCATCAGCGCAAATAAAAAAGGGACGACCGAAAACCTCAACCAATTTTTCCGTGATCGATGACAACCGCCCGGTTGAAACATTGGAAACATATTTGAACCAATACTTGAAACCGATATTTAATGCCGATTATCGTGTTGCAAACGGGGTGTTGACGTTTGAGCGAAAAGATTATTTCACCACAAACGTGAATTGGATCGACACGGAACAATTATTGAATGCGGGTGACATCATTGATGACACGATTTGTTACAATTGGATCGATAAGGAACGATTCGCATTCGCCCGATACGAATATCAATTGGATGCACAGGATTACATCGGCAACGAAGCGAAATCACGTTACAATGACATCGTTGATTGGAATGTTCCTTATAATTCATCACAGGCGGGTGAATTGAATGTCACAATTCCCGCATCACCCGCACGGCATCGAGAAGATGGAATCGACACGGATGTGTTCACGTTTATGTCGAACGCATTGGGTGGAATCATCAATGTTTTATTTGGCGGTGCATTTGGACAATATGACAAAGCATTGTTGATCAACCAACACACGTTTTTCAATTACAAATTTTTGATTTACAACACGACATCGGATGGGGAGGTTGTTCACAATTACGATGACACGTTCACAGGTGGTTCAATTTACATCCCGCCTGATGAAAGGTTCAATTACCCAATGTGGTTTTGGGCGGGTCGATCAAACAATTTGTATTCGTTATTTCATTACATCGATGATCCACGATTGCCGGGTGCAACAAATTTTGAATTCAAATTCACGTTCAAATTTGACTGCACACAATTGAATTCGTTTTCGTTCCAAAAAACGATTCGATTGGTTAAAGGTCAAAACGTGGTTAATGGATTGGTGAATGAATTGCAAATTGATTTTAAAAACAGGACAATTCAGGTTTCAGGTATCGTTTAAAACAATAAATTAGCAAAATGATTTGCACGTCACAATTAGTACAACAGGGATCAGGAACAAACGATTTTTTTGAAAATTGTTGTGGATTGGCTGAATTCATCCTGACATTGTCACCGCTTGAAGCGAATCACACGATCACAAAGATTGAATGGATTGAAAACGGATTGAATGATTGCGGATCAGTTCCGATCAGTTACAATGGCGCAACGTGGGCGAATCCTTTGCCTGTCAATTTTACGTTGACACAAAATAACCAATTGTCGGTGATCGTTTCAATTTGTGAATGCAACCTGACACCAATCACAGGTGAATTGAAAATTCATACACAGGGCGGTGCAACACATTCATTTTATTACGATTTCAACCCTGTGGGGATCGATTACACATCGGCAAATCCCGTTCAATGGTTTCCGTGTTCAAACGATTGCACACAATTACAACCGATCGGCATTGACGTTTACAACAACACCGGGTTGACATACACGATCACGATCGATTCCGATTGTGATGATATTTTTGGAGGCACAATCGATTACTATTTCAATGGTATTGTTTCCGGGATGCCTAACAAAGTGGACATCCCGCCAATGACATCAGGTGTGATCCAATGGACAATGTGCGGATCAACGTTGTCAACGGGAACGTGTCAAATGACATTGGATGTTTGCGGGAATATTCAAATCGTTGATGTCACAATTGTTCCCGTTGTTTGTAATGATTGCGGTTTGAATTGTATCGGTGCAAGGTTGGAAACGGAAAACAACTACATTCCAATCAATTTTGATTTTTGCGAATTGTCAGCGGGTGAATTATACACCTATGGGGCAATCGGTGAAAAAAAACAATTGATAATGGAATACCAATACAACAACGGGTTTTTGTCATCGGGTGCATATGTTTATTTTAACCCTGTTTTGTTTGACGTGGTTTGCAATTTCGCCAATCTTTACGGAACATCGACAATTGATTCACCGCCCCCGACAGGATTTGTTCATCAATTCCAATTGAGTGACATTGGTGCGGGTGGAATCACGATGACGTTGTTCGGTGCGGGTGCAAATGCAAATTGTCAAAAGAACATCACGGCAAAAATTTATTTTTATTCCGCTTACACGTTCAATATCATTTTGGATTTTTATTTGATTGAGGACATTGAAAATTGGATCGATTCGGGAACGTTGGCGAATCAACCAAAATTGTTGAACAATCACGTTTCAGCACCTGTTCCGTTGGTGAACAATGTTCAGTCGGTTTACAATTCCGACAAAAACCTGTGTGTGTTGACATACATATCCGATCCCAACACATTGGTTGCAATTCCCGGAACAAACCCCGTACAATACGAAAATTTTGAATGTGATTCCGTGAAATCGATGCCGATCACCGCACGTTTTTACAATAAAGGTTTGTACAACGGAACATCCGAAATGACAAATCCACAATTCACGTTGTTTCGGAATTCAACACAGGTGAATAATTTGTCATCGGTTTTGAAAACACAGGTGAAATTCCAAATCACATATCCCGGAACATTGACAAACGTTTTGTTTTGGGTGATTGATGGATCGCAAATTGATGATTCGGTCACGTTCTTACAAAATTATGATTCATCACGTGGAGAAATTACAACCAATGCATTGATCGGTGTGATCGACAACAATTTGTTTTCGCCATCGGTCGCACCGACATTGATCGCACCTAACACGTGGGAATGTTCCGCATACGTTGGAATAAATTTGAACCCATCGGGACAATATTATATCATTGCCGTTTGTTACGATTCAGGAACGTACCTTGTAAATTCATTTATATCATCACAATATTCGGTGACACAAATCCCCGGAAACGAAATTTGTTGTCCGATGGATGTCACCCCGTTTTGGTACGATTATCACAACAAGGTCGGCAATGCCTGTTTCAGTCCCACAATGAAGGAACGGATCAAAAACACGTTGAATGTGAATTCAGGGGATTTTGGTAATTGCATAAAGGATTACGGATGGAATCCCGCATTGGTTGATTGGACAACGTTTTTGACTGACATCAAATTGAACATTTATCGCAAAGTGAACAATTTTCCAATTGCGGGACAAACTACATATTTTATGTTCGATCAATTGCAATCAATACGAACACCGGGATTCCCTAACAATTTCAACAACCTGTCATCGGATTTATTTTGTTCGGAATCGGGTTTGTCATTTGACGTTGAATGGAACGGGCGGGTGCGATATGAAAACAATCCTTTGCCCGGATCACAGGTGTTTGTTTCAAATAATGCAACACCGATGAATCGAATCCCGGCGGGTGCATTAGGCAACACATACGTTTCAACCAATGCCATCACTTACGATTGGGGTGATCAGGATATTTATTTCGAATACGTTTTCAGGTTTGATTTGTCATCATTGTTTCCGACAACGTTCATCACGAATTTGGTGTTCATCAATAAAATTCATCCAATCGATTTTGAAACAACACCGAATCCGTTTCCATCATTGTTCAAACCAATTTTGATTGAAGGTGTAAAAGGGACAAATCCCCCCGTGACAATCACAGGTCAGTTTTGCGAAGGTCAATTTGATTATTTGATTGTTACAATGACGGACAATGTTTCCCCTGATTTGGTTGGTGAATTCATTGCATTCCTTGATCCCTATCCGTACGGCATCCAAAATTTA